ATTGCTGGCCAGGCAGCAAGTATTGAAAAATAGAAAGTTGTCACAGTCAGCGACTGCCCGTTCTCATTTGAGCGGGCTTTTAATTTTCACCCACAAATAGAGAAAGTGGTGATAATATTCCAAAAAAATTTAAGAATTTATATCCAAAAATATACGATTTTGAGAACCTATATATTTCTTATGAAAATGCTAGAAAATCTAAACGATATACTAACCAGGTCCTTAAATTTACTAATCAGTTAGAAAGCAATTTAATCAACATTCAAAACCAGCTCATCTGGAAAGAATATTTGCCTGGTGAATATCATCAATTCTATGTCTATGAACCTAAACAGCGACTAGTTATGGCACTTCCTTTTGAAGACAGAGTGGTCCAGTGGGCTGTATATAGAAATCTTAACCCTATATTTGATAAGACTTTCTATGAGCATAGTTGTGCCTGCCGGATTGGTAAAGGTACTCATTATGCAGCGAACCAGCTGCAGCACTGGATGAGAAAACTTGATAGAAGCCCAGGGGAAACTTATTATCTCAAAGCTGATGTTGCAAAATATTTTTATCGGATAGATCACAGAACTCTTTTTGAAATCATCAAAAGAAAGATTAGTTGCAGAGATACCTTAGAGCTGATCTGGAAAATAATTAAAAAAGATGATGGTGAATTTGGCATTCATTTAGGTGATCATTACTTTGAAAGAGGGAAAATCAAAGGAATTGGAATACCGATCGGTAATTTAACAAGCCAGCTTTTCGCAAATGTTTATCTCGACTTTATGGACAAATTTATTAAACATAATTTACGGGTTAAACACTACGTGAGATATATGGATGATTTCGTTATCCTGGGAAAATCAAAGAAAGAACTACATACAATCAGAAAAGAGATAGAAATATTTCTTGCTGATTACCTAAAACTTGAACTTAACAACAAAACTACTGTTGATAATATCTGGAATGGGATAGATTTTTGTGGATATGTCACTTATCCACCATATAGAAAATTGAGGAAAAGTACAAAAAGGAAACTCAAAAGACGGCTTAAGTATCTACAGAAAAAATATTATAAAGAGGAGGTGGAGATCGATGAAATAAATGCCAGCGTTCAAAGTTATTTAGGAATATTAAAACATTGTGATAGCCATAATCTGACAATGTCGGTTATTGGCCAGTTAGAAGATGAAATACTTAATCAACTAGATTTAGATGACGTTCGAGAACAAAGAAGTTGATGCGATATACAGATAAGCAAATACTTTTGCCTTGTAGCGGGGCTTAGTTTGAGGTGAAAACACGTGAATGCAAAATGGAGACCATTTTTAGACGAAATAATTTATTACTGGAACAAATTTTTTGAGCATACATTTATAAAAAGTTTTCTTGCGGTGGGGGGCACATTGCTTACTATGATGTTTGGAGATATGAATGCAGCTATGCAGGGTTTTTTAATTTTGTTGGCAGCAGATTATATGACAGGAATTATAAAAGCGAGTAAAAAAGGTCAGCTATCAAGCTGGATGTCTCGAAAAGGGTGGGGAAAAATAGCAACTTATGCGATTGTAATATCTCTTGGCCATCTGGTAACTCAAATAGGTATGAAAGGAATGAGAGATTTTGTTCTTCTCTGGGCCGGAGCAACTGAAGCTATATCTATTTTAGAAAACTGTGACGAGCTCGGTGTTGCTATTCCTGAATTTATGCGAGAAAAACTTTTAAGAACAAAAGAAAATAAATTTGGAGAGGAGCCTGATTAATGGATAATATTTTTAAGGAAGCTTTTGAGGAAGTGATGGAAATTGAGGGCGGATATGTTAACCATAAAGATGATCCCGGGGGAGCGACTAACTTTGGCATTACAAAAGCTGTTGCCAGAAGAAATGGCTACGAAGGGAACATGAGAGATTTAAAGCTTCACCAGGCTAGAGATATTTATTATCATGAATTTTGGCTTGATCAGCAATATAATAAAATCAAAAATAGAGATATCGCAAAAGAAATGTTTGACCAGGCTGTTAACATGGGGCCAGGCAGAGCTAATAGAAATCTGCAGAAATCCTATAATTTACTTTTTGATGATGAAATTTCGGTTGACGGTGTGATTGGCCCAAACACTTTAAAGGCTATCAATCATTGCGGCAAACCTATAAGTTTATTCAATTTACTTAATGGTTATCAAATTATGCATTATATTAATCTGGCTGAGAAAAGCGAAAAGTATAAATCGTTTATTCGCGGCTGGGTTAATAAAAGAATAGAAATCATAAGGAGGTAATTGAATTGCCAGAAAAAGAAGTCAATGAGGTAAATCTAAGAGAAGATTCTAATGATAATGGCATACCAGACTGGGCTGAGTTTACTGCCACTTACTTAATAGCTGCTGTTTGTGTCAGCATGGCTGTAGCCGGTTATATAAGGCAGGATTTAGACAGTAGAACAATCACATATTTATTAAGTTTTGGAGTTGTTTTAACCGGCGGGCGCGATGCTATCAGAGCTTTTATCAAAAGGAAGGTTGGTTAAAATGCTAAAAACTAAGCATAAAATTATATTAATTGTTATTGCTGTAATTATAGCCCTGGCACTGCTGTTTTTTGTTGGCAAGGAAATAGCTGCAGGTTTTGCAGCTGTATTAGGTATATTTGGTTTTAGCAGCGGCAAAGCTCTTAAGAAAAAAGCTGATGAAGTTAAGAAAAAAGCTGATCAGGAAAAAGAAGTGGCTAAAAAAGTAGAAAATAATATTGATGATCGGAATAAAAAAGATAAGCAGCTGCAGCAGGATGATAAAGAGAGAGCTGAGATGGCTGAGAAATTAGAAAAGCAAAGCGAAGGCAGGGAAGAACGTTTAGAAGAGATTGAAAATAACCAAAAAGCTCGCAAAGAAAAAGGCGAAGATCTAAGTTCCAGGCTGGAAGATTTGAAAGGAGATGATTAAGATTAAAAAATTACTGATTGTTATTATAGTTTTGGCTTTGCTGTTTTTGCCAGGGCAAGTTAACGCTCAGGATCAGTCGGATATGAGCTATCAAAAACTCTTAGAACGCAATCGAGAGCTTACTGAAATTGCTGAGGGTTTCAAGCAAAACTGGCAAGAAGCGGAAAAAGATATTGATAAACTGCAAAAAGATAATAAAGATTTATTAGCTGAAAAAGATAAATTCAAACATTTATATGAAGAAGAAAGAGAAGATAAAAAAGAATATAGGCAGCTATACTTAAGTACTAAAGATGATCTTAAGAATATTTTAGAATCTAACAAAAGATTACAAAGTTATGTTGATAGTTTAAATGAAACCATTGATAATTATTTGAATAGAAAAGATATATCTGTATCAACCGGAGTCGGTATAAATGCTAAAAATCCAGAAGAGAGCTTATTTATTGTGCAGCTCGAATTTGGAATTTAAATAGATAATTTCTGTAACGGAGGTAAATATGCGATATCTTATGTTTTTATTGCTGATTGTTTTAGATCTGATTTTCAGCGCAGGAACTTCATTTTTTATTTTAACTAGAAAAATGAAAAGAATTGATAAAAATTCAAGTTGTGGAACTGGGAGTATCGGGGAAGCAATTATTGCCTGGATAGTTGTTGCGATAATCTTTATAATTTTACTTGCTGCATATGGTTCATTATTGTATTGGGTCATGTTTCTTTTACTTTAAAGGAGGTCATTGTGGCCATTTTGAAAGCTTTACTTATTATAATAATTTCAATTATAATTTCCGGATTGCAAAGTTATTCAGTTTATAAATGGCTGTTAAGCGGAGATCATCAAGCACCGTTTAATCCGTTCGCACCTCAGGAAAACTCTTTAATAGGTGCAGCAGTTGCCGGGATTGTTTTTGCGTCTGTAAATACAACTATATTACATTGGATTATATTTTAATTATTAACCTCCGGGGCTTTGAGCCCTGGGGGTATTTTTTTATGCAAAAAAACTTTTTTAAAAAATATTGATAAAAACCCTTGACAAAACACATGCATGCATGTATAATAAAGATACAAGATAAGGAAAGGGGTAAAACGAATGGCTAGACAGATTTGTGTTTACGTTAGCGATTGGCAGTTTGAGAAATTAAAAAAAGAAGATAACAAGTCAGAGGTTGCAAGAAAGGCATTTGATTTATATTATAAAAAGGAGGAAAAAGAAATGAAAATTATTGAAACTGTAGAATTAACAAAAAGTGGTGTAAAAGTTAGCGATCAGGACAATCCAATGGCGGTTAGATATTTTAATGACAATGGAAATTTACCAGATGGAAATTTTGACGAAAACCAAATAGCTGGCGAATGGGTGCATCTTGAAGGACAACACGCAAATTTTGAAATTTATGCTTATAGATCTATAGACAATAGTACACTCGTTCCAGCTGATATTTTCAAAGAAAAATTAATTAGTCAAATTGCAGGCACCAGAATTACATTAACTAAAGCTGAATTAGAAGAAAAAGCAGAAATTAATGAAGTTTGGGAAGAAATAGCGACCGAAAGCATCCAGGCCACAAAAGAAAAAACTTTTTCAAAAGATGGTTGGAAAGATATCGAATTAACTGATGATTATCTATATCAGCTAGAATTTGATGAGGGTGGCATAAGATATTATGAAGGCACAGAAGAAAGATATTTAGAGGAACCGGTCGGTGAAGAAGGATGGGATGAACCACAATGGTCTCCTAAAGAAATTAAAATGCTAATAGATGGGCTTGAAAATGAATAAATTAATTATACCTGGTCGTATTCTAGGAATATTCTGGACTACGGCCAGCTGGTCCTCTACAGAAAAATCTATTCAAATAACTAATAAGGACTATGAAATTGTTAAAAAAGTGCAAAGTTATCTTTCTGAAATTAATTTTGAATATACTATATACCAAGGACCAACAGAAAATAAGCGCCCAGGTTATGAATATGATTATTACAGAATGAAAATATACAATAGTGATTTCATTGACCTGTTAAGAAATGAGTACAACTGGCGAGGGAGGAGAGAAAAAAAGAGATATTACCCTAATTTCGATTCTTATCAGCAGGAAGTTGAATTTTTGAGATATTATATTAATTCTCAGCACACTTCTGCTGAAATATCAGTTAATTGGGGCGACGGAAAGCATAAGCGATTAAAGGTATTTGTTAACAAAAATTTTGCAGATATTCTAAATGAAAGAATAAGCGATATTGTAGGGGTTAATGAAAACAAAATATACAAACATTCTCAATCAGATGTATTAATGTATCTTTTTTATCAAAGCAAAAAAGATGTAGAATTAATATTAGATTTTATAAATAAATAGAGGTTAATTTTAATTTATATGCAACTATATAAATAATAACAATAATAGAGGAGTGTTTAATTATGATCAAGAAAATAATTTTAGTTTTTATTGGTATAATTATAATTGGCTTCGCAACTGGAATATTAACGGTTGATTCAGGAGAAAACGAAAAGGATAAAATACAACCGGCCACTGCAGAAAGCAACCAGAGTTCTCAAAAATTAAACTATACTATAATTGATGATGAACTAAATTTATATGATGATGTTTTTAGATACAATTATCATGTAGTTGTAGAAGGAGAACCAGGAGTGAAAGAATTAAAAAATATTGCTCAAAAAGTAGCTGAAAAAGCTAAAGATGATAAAGAATTTAATGCTTTAAGAATTTCATTTTACGATCGAAAAGAGTATGTTGGCCATGGAATAACTTTGGGAAATGCTACATTTGCTTTAAATGGAGACTGGGGAGAAGCTCAAAATGTAGTTCGTGGAGATTATGATGTAATGGAATTTAAATATAATTTATTAGAAAAAAATTGGGATAAAAAACTTACTGATCAAGAGGTTGAAATTTGGTCTTACTATAAAAAATATAGTGAATCAACTAATCAAAGTCAAGATGAAATTTTTAAAACAGCTGCTAAAAAATTCAGTATGACTGCTGCAGAAGTAAAAGATATTGTTTTCAAAAAAGTATTTTGGAACGGAAATAATAAAACAAAATAGGCTCTTAAATACAGGCCATAATTATGGTCTGTATTCTTCTATATTAATTGTGGATTCAAAACGGTACGCCCCACCTCCACCATCAACATCCACAATATAATCTATAGTTATATTGTTTTCATATACGGTGACTTTTTTTACGAAAGTTTTGACGATCCTTCGCTGATCTTCAAGGCTTTCGTTTTTAATATTTCTATACTTCATTAATTCTTGAACAATTCTTTCCTTTGATGGAGAATTATTCTCGGCTTGAAACCTTGCTTCCTCAAGGTACATTTCATAATCTGCTTTTTCATTTTCAAGAGAGTTTAATTTTTCATTCATTGAAGGCTGATATAAACCTTCTGCTACTGCTTCAGTAATGTTATCAATTTTTTTCTGAACTTCTTTTAAATGTTTTTCGAATCTTTTAATGTCAGAATTTATTTCTTTGTTTTCAGTTTTAGCAAATTTATATACCTTAGCAGCTATATTTTCAATTGCAGCAGGCGAAAATAATTCTTCTACCATATTATCTAAAACTGCACCTTCTACAAAATCTTTGCTTATTGAAGGCATGTCACAATCTCTTTTTCTCTTTCTGGTAGAACATTCATAAGAAGTGTATACAGTTTTATTTTTTCCAGCAATTCTTCTATTTCCAACCATTGCTCCCTCGCATTTTCCACACTTAATTAAACCGGCAAGAATATAGATCTCTTTAGCCTTATTATTAACAGACTTTTTATTACCTTCCATTCTTTTTTTCACCTTCCTCCAGGTATGATCATCAATTATTCTTGGCATTCCACCTTCAATTCTAATAATTTTCTTTTTATCTTTTGACTTATGGTGATTTCTCTTTCCGGCCTTTTTACTTACAGATCTGTTAAAAATATAAACTCCCCGATACTTTTCATTAATCAAAATATCATGTAAACTAGGCCTGCTAAAGTTACCACCAGTCTGAGTCTTGAAACCCCTCTTTTTAAGCTCGTCAATTATTTCTGAATAACCATGGCCATCGGCATACATTTCAAAAATTAACCTCACACTTTTAGCCTGCTCTTCATTGATAATGTAAGTTTTATCTTCTGCAACATCGAACCCAAGGGGTGCTAAACCTCCATTATGTTTGCAATTTAAAGCGTTTTCTTTCATTCCTTTTTTAACTTCTCTGCGTAAATTAGCAGAGTAATATTCATTATACCCTTCCAGTACAGATTCTAATATTATAGATTCAGGGCTACCATCTAAATTTTCTAATGCAGAAATAACTTCGACACCGTTTTCTCTTAATTTCCGTTTATATACAGCTGAATCATATCTATTTCTAGCAAAACGATCTAGTTTATGAACAATCACAAAATCAAACAAATCTTTTTTGCTGTCGCTGACCATGTCTAAAAAAGCTGGACGATCAGAAGTTGTGGCAGATTTAGCTTTATCAGTATAAATTTTATTTATTTTTATATTATTTTTGGCTGCATACTCCTTGATTTCTCTAACCTGAGCATCTATTGATTCTTCTCTTTGGTTACTGGAGCTAAAACGTGCATAAATTGCAGCTGTTGGTTTGCTCATGTTTATCCTCCTAAGTTTATAATTTGTGCATAACTTCTATAGCTTTACCAATAATTCTAGCCTGATCATTTTTTATAATGATATTTTCATAATTAGGATTTTCAGGTTGCAAAACCCATGAACCATTAGTTTTTATTACTCTTTTTAAGGTTGCTTCATCAGAATTAACCATTACTACTGCTATTTCATTATTTTCAACTGTACTCTGACGTCTGATCAAAACAAGATCCCCCTCGTTAATACCTGCATTTATCATACTGTCACCTTTGACTTTAAGAAAGAAATATTGACCATTTGAAACCCTATCGGCCGGCACTTTTTTGTAAAACAAAATATTTTGTTCAGCTAAAACTGGCTGCCCTGCAGAAATTGTTCCGATAACCGGAATAGATTCGACTTCTTTTTTTATGATGTCATCATAATTATATTTAGATTTTGTTTCTTTTAATTCATTAACTTTTCCGGATATGTAACCCGCTTTAATCATTAGAATGCCATCCGCAATATTTAAAGCTTGCTCTAATTTTTTGATAATTTGTGGAGATGGAGGGTTTTTAGTTTTGCCATTTAATATTCTAGAAATGTAAGAGTGATCTATATCAGCCTGTCTTCCCAACTCTCTGATAGAACTTATTGCCGAATCATCAATTTCTTTTTGAAGAGTTTTTCTAAAATCTTTTATACTCATTTTTTTATTCCTTTCTTTAATATGATAGGTTAATTATAATACATATGTTGACTATTTGCAACTTAAAATATAAATAAATTAAATTTTATGTTGACAAAAAACCACAAGTGATATATAATCTATTTAAGATAAATGATTAAAGGAGGTGTGAAGTGGTGAAAGAAATTGTTTTAAATCGTGAACTTGTTGAAAAATATATGGAAGAAACAGATCGCTCGATACCAGAACTTGCTGATGAGATGGGAATTGATAGGACCTACCTTTATAAGATATTGAGGAAAGGCAGAAAACCAGGCAGAAAATTCATTGAAGGAGCCGTAAGAGTTCTTCCTTATAGTTATGAAAATATTTTTTTAACTAAAGTGGTGCATAAAAACAACAAAAGTGGTGATTAAATTAATGAAAGTTTTTCAAGACAATAAAAAAATAATTCTAACTAATGACGAAAATGAAATTCTTACTAAATTAAGCACTGATGAAGCAAAAAAATTGGTTGAAAAATTAGTTACTGCTATAGAGGAGGAAAAGTAATGTCTCTGGCAATAAAAAGAGTAACTGTTGATAGAAAAACTGGCACTGTTACAAATAAAGAAATTATAGATAATAATCCAGATATAGAGGAGAGTGAAGTTTATTCTCCTTTTTCAAAAATGGTATATGACAAAATTATGAGTCAGGAGGTAAACAATTAATGGATCAATTGACAGAGAGTAAATTTAATTATAGCCAACTCCAACCAGAGATGGCTAATTTTTTGAGAGAAAAAGAAACAAATATGAAAGAAATTGTAGGTGGCGCTTATACCAGAATAGGTAAAGAATTAAAAGATGCTCAAGATAAACTTTCTCAAAATGGATATGGATGTTTTCAAGAATGGTATGAAAGTTTAGGATTTAAAAAAGATAAAGTTTACAGAATGATAAAAAGGTATAATTTGATTCTCGCAAATAGCGAGAAACAAGATTTGATAGAAGATTTGCCTTTAAGTTTGAGTTATGAAATAGCAAAAAATTCAGCCGATCCGGAACTTAAGCAGCGGGTCCTGGACGGAGACATAACTTCCCATAAGGAATTTAAAAAACTTAAAAAAGAGAAAGAAAAACTTGAAGAGGAAAAAGAGAGACTAAAAGAGAATAACCAATTTTTAGAAGAAATCAGAGATGGCCTTATTAAAGAAAGGGACCAGGAACGCCAGAAAAAAATTAATGTTTACAAACAAATTAAGGAGTTGAAAGAAAAAGAGCCTGAAACTATAGAAAAAGCAGTTATTCCTGATGATTATAAAAAAATGAAAGAACAGAATCGAAAAATGAAACAGCAGCTGCAGCAGAAGCAAAATGAATTGGACAGATTATCTAATGATATTAAGGAATTAAGTAAAGAAAAAGAGATTATCGAAGAAAAAGCAAATCTCAACGAGAAAGAAGCAGATGAATATAAGCAGTTGAAAAATAAAATTAAGAATCTCAAAGAACAGAAAAATAGTATTCACAGAAAATTCGAAGCTGTTGGTAGTGTAGCTGATTTTGTAACCGAAATAGAAAGTTTTTTGCAGAACAAATTAGCTCCAGTTAAATATTCCAGAGCATTAACTGAAGCGAGCAATGATGAAATTGTAGTCAGAAATGTAAAAGAAATAGTGGGAAAAGTCAGAGAGTGGTGTAATGAAGTTGAGGATCTTCTGCCGGAGAAGAAAAATTATATTGATGCTGAGGTGATTGATAGTGAGCAATGATGTTATTAGCTTAAATCAAAATGATATTCAAGAACTTAATGATGAAGAACTTGAAATGCTTCAGACTAAAGTAATGAATGCCAGGATCAATAAACTTGCTGCCAAAATTAATGAAGCTAATTTAGCCGCTAGAAAAGCTGAAAATAAAGCGAATGAAGCAAATAGAAAATTAGAGAAATTAGAAAAAGAGCAGGAAGATATAAAAGATATAGCAGTTAATTCAGCCAGAGTTAATGCTCCTAGATACGACTGGGTTAATCAAAGCACATTCGGAGAATTTTTGGAGCCTTCTATTGGTTCTAGAACTTTTGGAAAATTATTAAAAGTAGTTGGTCTGGCCAAAAGAAACTCTAGTCGCACAAGACCATATAGGAAATATGTTGGTAAAAATAAATATGCCAGGGTTAAAACTTTTGAAAAATATAATACTACTGATTGGCATTATATAAGGTGCCTTGATTTTATAGATGACTGGCTCGAAGAACACGGATACTACAAAGATTTTTATTCCACCGAAGATGAAAAGCAAAGAAAAGAATATATTGACTGGTTATATGTTAAGTATGTCGATTAGGAGTTGATTATTATCGAAAACAATATTTTTCAATTAAAAAAGTCATTAGAAATGCTAATTGCTGCATTAAAAATTTCAGAAAGTGATGAAGATAAAGAAATTGTATTTAGGGCGCAGCAAAAATTAGGAATGAAAACAGGGTTAGGATACGCCAAAAGAAATTTTATAGATGAGGTAGCTGATCAGTTGGCTTTATCAATAATTACAACTTTAGAAAAACAAATTGAAGAAGTTAAATCTGATCTGGAAGCAAAATTAAATAAAAGAAATTTAAGAAAGGATGAATTAAATGAAATTAACTAAAAAAGAGAAAACAGCCAGGTTATTAATTGATTTATTTGTTGATTTTAACGATGAAGCTGAGGTTATTTATTTTGTAGATCCAGTTGATGAATTAGTAATGTGTTCTACAGGTGAAGAAATAAAACTTATCTGTCCTATAAATGAGGTAGAGAGCGCAACCAGTACCGAAGATGATGTTTTATTCATTGAAGCGGACAAAACCTTTAAATTGACTAAATCTGGACCTGTGGAGGTGCAAAAATGAAGATAGATATCAGTTTATCTGAGGAAATGACTATCAAAAGTGCTTTACAGATGGAGTTGGCCAACCTGAAATCAAGAAAATATAAGGATGAGTATGTAAAAAAAGAAATTAAGAAAATTGAATTGTTACTGCAGAAGTTAGATAAAGAAGATGAAAAAGAAGCTAAGAGAATAATGAGAGGTGAAGGTTAAGATGGGAACTATTAGAGAATGGCAGTTGTTTTTGATTGGTTTTCTCTGGGCGTTTCTTTTATTTAAACTATTCCCACCAATGGTCAAAGATATAATAGACACATTTAAAGAATTGTTTATACTGCTGCTGGCCCGGATAATTATATTTTTTAAGCGAATCAGAAAATTTTGGGCTATCTGGC